TTAATTGTAGTGCTTTCATCTACAATAATCATTGAGTTTCCAATCAAAAATAATTTTGCAAAATCTAAACCTTTTTTAGTAGAGAATGCCTCTACATTCATTACCATTATCTTTAAACGATAATCATTTACAATTAATATATCTTTTAATTGTGCTTTATACTTAGCACTAGTAGATGGTTTCCATCCTAATACTTTTTTTTCTATGTAGTCTGGCACGTGAACTGGGATTTCTAAATCAACCCAGTTCATATACGCGCCCTTCGGAGCAACTACTAGGAGTCTGTCTATTTTACCTTTGTTATATAATATGCAAGCATTATCTAATGCTATTTTAGTTTTACCTGTGCCCATTTCTGCAAAAATAGCAAACGCTGTTTTATTCCAACATTTAGTTAGTGCATCTTTTTGATGCTGATAAGGCTCAGTTTTAAATTTATACATTTTATCTTTCTTTATTCTTGCTTTTAATTATAGCACATGTTATAATGCGAGTCAAGAAAGAAGAAAATATGACTGTATATGTAATTCAAGAAATGGGTAGAAACATTAGATCTGCTGAAAAATTTGGAGATTTAAAAGTTTTACTACCTGATAATAGACAAATAGTTTTATCATCTGGTCCTATTTCTTTTAAACTACGACAAGAATTAAAAACATTTAATGATGATGACTACTTGCTTTTAATCGGAGATCCTGCTATAATTGCAGTTGCTGCAGCTGTTGCAGCAAACGTTAACAATGGTCGCTTTAAAGTTCTTAAATGGGATCGTGATGACAAAGCATACTACGATATAGAAATAGACTTAAACCCGACACGAATAAAATCTACTAGTCGAGTTGATAGTAATGATAGAGAAGTATTGTTTGTAGAAGAAATTATAAAGGAGAAATAGAATGTCTGACTTAATTAAAGAGATGCAAGAAGATGCAAATGCTATACCTGAAAATAACATGGGTAAGATTGGCGCAGTTGCAACAGACATTGCAGAAACAGAGGCAGAAATAGCTGCTATAAAAGAACAATTAAAAGCAAAAGAAAGCTACGCAAAAAAACTTTCTCAAGAAGTATTGCCTAGTCTTTTTGCTGAAGTAGGATTATCAGAATTAAAATTAGCTGATGGTCGTAAAATAAAAGTTTCCGAGTATTACTCAGCTACTCCGTTAAAAGAAAACAGAGAGAAAGTACATGCTTGGCTAAGAGACAATGGATTTGGGGATTTAGTAAAGAACCAAGTCACTTGTAGCTTTGGAAGGAATGAAGATGAGAAAGCTAGTAAACTTATATCTGATCTTAACGATAAAGGATATGAGTCTGCACAACGCGAGTGGGTCGAACCTTCCACCCTTCGCGCATTCGTCCGTGAACAATATGAGGCAGGCGTAGAACTTCCTATGGATCTTCTAGGTGCTTTTGTTGGTCACAAAACAACAATTAAATCTGAATAAGGTAAATAATAATGAATAAAGTAGTAAAAACTAAAGAGACTACCTTAGATCTTGCGGTTCTCGCAGAGGATTCTAAGTCAATGAGTGGTTTTGGTACGCTTAATCTAGCAAGGGATACAGCTATTCCTTACATTAGCATTTTGCAAACATCAAGCCCACAAGTTAACCCTTCTAAAGCTGAGTATATTGAATCAGCAAAAGCAGGGCAACTGTTTAACACAGTTACACAGGAAACTTTTGATACACTCAAAGTTATCCCTGTTTTCTACCACCTCAAATATGTAGAGTGGAAACCTAGAGAACAAGGTGGTGGGTTTATTAATTCTCATGATGCTGAAAGTGGCATTATTGGACAAACTAAACGTGATCCTATGACCGGTAAAATGACGTTACCTAATGGTAACCATATCGTTCAAACAGCTTATCATTATGTTTTAATGATAAATGCTGATGGTGGATACCAAAATGCTGTGATTAGCATGTCTTCAAGTCAACTCAAAAAGAGTAGACGTTGGAACAGCTTAATGCTTTCACAAAAGATTAAGGGTCCACAGGGTATGTTTACTCCTCCTACATATGCATTTACTTATCAATTATCTTCGGTAAGTGAATCTAATGATAGAGGAAGTTGGTTTGGATTTTCAATTGAGAAAGGTGACCAGGTAACTGATGCTTCTATATATGGCGAAAGCAAAGCTTTTGCACAATCCGCTGCTAGTGGATCTGTAGATGCTAAACCAGCTGCTCCACAAATCACAACTGATAAACCTAAATTAGTAGACGACGAATCCGTACCGTTTTAATTTAACCATTAATTAGAACTGGAGGGTTCGTGAAAGTTGAGAAGTTTAAATCTATTTTTGAAGGTTTAGATATTGCTTATGGTCAGCACCAGCCGCAAGGCTCGCGTGCTGACGGCAAGCAACAGGGTAAATCTTACATGGTAAGAAAGGAGGTAACCCATGAGTTATGGGAAAAACATTTGGAGGGAGAGGGTCCGTCTCTTGGGATTATTCCTATTCGGGCTGATAATACTACTAAGTGGGGATGCCTTGATATTGATACTTATCCTTTGGACCATCGTTCTCTTATTACCAGAATAAGAAAGTTAGGATTACCATTAGTATATTGTAAATCTAAAAGTGGGGGTGCTCACTTATTTTTATTTATGAAAAATCCTATTGCTTCTAAGTTAGTTAGAACAAAATTAACTGACATGGCAGCATCATTAGGTCAATCAGACGCAGAAGTATTTCCAAAACAATCTGGTATTCAACCAGAAAAAGGTGATCTAGGTAACTTTTTAAACTTACCTTATTTTCACAGCAATAAGTCAGTTAGGTATGCAATAAAAGATAATGCCACTGCTGCAACTATAGAAGAATTTTTTGAGATGTACGATAAGTACAGTGTAGATGATATTGATTCAATTGGCTCAATTAAATCAGAATCTATAATAGATGGCCCTCCTTGCTTACAAGCTTTGTGTAGCCAAGGATTTCCAGAGGGTGGAAGAAACAATGGATTATTTAATCTTGGTGTTTATCTAAAAAAGTTTGATGATCAGAACTGGGAAGAGATGTTGGTTAAACATAATATGGAGCATATGAAACCTCCACTTCCTCATACTGAAGTTAGCACTTTAATTAAAACACTAAACAAAAAAGATTATCAATATAAATGCAAGGATCAACCAATTGCTCCATTCTGTAATGTAACTATTTGCAAAAGCAGAAAACATGGAGTAGGTGCAGCAAACGTATCATTACAACTAGGATCTTTATCTAAGTTATGTACAGAGCCACCAATATGGTTTTTAGAAATACCATCTGAGAATGATCCTCATTCAGATCTTAAATTACAATTAACAACAGAAGAATTACAGATACAAACCAAGTTTCAAAAAAGGTGTATGGAAGTTGTAAACATCATGCCTCCTTTAATGAAAGCGCCGGATTGGCAACAACTAATTAACAGTAAAATGGCGAAAGCTTTGTTAATTCAAGTGTCAAACGACGGCTCTGTGTCCGGTCAATTTTTAGCTCACCTCCAGGAGTTTTGTACTGACCGGGCACAAGCAAGAAACAAGGAAGATATACTTTTACGTAAACCGTGGACTGAATCAAATATGGAGGAAGTAAAAGGTAAAATGGTAGATGTGCGTAGAACTTTCTTTAGGCTTAAAGATTTACACGCTTATTTACTAAGACAAAAATTTACCCATTATACTAACACAGGCCAGATTATAGTCGAGATACGTAAGTTAGATGGGTTACATAAGTTTATTAAACTAAAAGGACAAGGAGTAAATGTATGGGGCATCCCTGCTTTCAATCCTATTGACTCAGAACATGCAATACAGGAGCAAGATGAAATACCATTCTAGATTACCAAAAATAAAGAAAGGCATGCGTGCCGAACAATTTGCAGTGTTATTTTTACTTAACAAAGGTTATTTTGTATTTAAAAATTTATATGGAGTAGGTCCAGCGGATCTTATTGCTATAAATGAAAAAGGTGCATTAGAAATATACGATGTAAAAAGTGAAAGTTATCGCAAGACATGGAAACCTGGGACACGTATATGTAGAAAGCTTACACAAGAACAAAAGAAATTAAAAATGAAATTTATATTTGTTGATAAGGAAGGAGAGTGTCGCATTGCCTGAAATTAATATTATATTAGGACCTCCTGGAACGGGGAAAACAGAGAACCTTTTAAGAATCGTGGACCATGAGCTTAGAAATAACACAGGCCCAGATAGATTAGCTTTTGTTAGTTTTACTACTAAAGCAACGAATGAGGCACGAGATAGGGCTAAGACTAAATTTAATTATACTGATGATGATCTACCTTATTTTAGAACACTACATTCATTTGGTAAAAGGCAATTAAACATGGCTAATTCTGAAGTTATGCGTTCAGCTGATTATAAAAAATTTGCAGATGACTATGGTGTAGACATGACATTTGTTCATGCTGATTGGGATGACAATGGGATTGTAACTACTGATAATGCTTTTCTAAAAGAATATAATAAATCTAGAATGAAGATGATGGAACTTGATGAGTATTATAATAAAGAAAATTTAGATTTTTCTTGGCAAGAATTTTTAAGAGCACGTAATTCACTAGAAGAATTTAAACATAGAAACAATAAAAGTGATTTTACAGACATGTTATCTTTGTTTGTAGAGACTGGTAATGTGCCAGAGCTAGATGTAGTCATTGTTGATGAAGCTCAAGATTTATCTATCCTACAATGGAAAGTGTGTGAAAAATTATTTAAAAATGCAAAACGTGTTTACATAAGTGGTGATGATGACCAAGCTATATTTAGATGGGCTGGAGCTGATGTAGAGTATCTAATTAACATGAAGGGAAACCAACAAGTATTAGATCAATCATATCGTTGCCCTAAACTTGTCCATAATGTGGCAGATGAAATTGTACAAAGAATTATTAACCGCCGACCTAAGGCCTGGAAGGGTAGAGATGTGGATGGAGAAGTAAGACATCATGCATATCCTGAAAGTGTAGATGTTCGTGATGGAAATTGGCTAATCCTAGCTACTTGTAAATATATGTATAATGAAATGGAAGATGATTTAAGGATTCAAGGGTTACCATATAAGAAGAATGGTAAGCTTCCTATATCTAAGGAACTATTAAATGCAGTTGACACCTGGGATAGATTACATTGTGGTGAATATGTATCTTATAAAAATGTTAAAGATGTATATAGTTATTTACCTTCTAAAACAGCATTAGAACGTGGTCATAAAAATATGCAGAGTTTTACTGATGAAGATAGTGAATATAGTATTGTAGATTTACAAGATGATCATGGTTTAAAACTTACTAATGTTCCTTGGGATGTAGCTTTTAATTCGATAGGTAAAAAAGATGCAGAATATATTAGAAATCTTCAAAGATTTGATAACATTACTGCAGACCCTAAGATTAATATGAGTACAATTCACGTCGCAAAAGGTGGTGAATGTGATAACGTTATGTTGTTAACAGATTTATCTAGGGCTAATCAAATAGAAATGGAAAAGGATTCGGATGATACGAATAGAGTATTTTATGTAGGTGCTACTCGCGCAAAGAAAAGCTTACATATTATTAGCAACCAAAATTACGGAGGATTTAGAATATGAATAAAGAAGAAATATTAGCTGAAGCTAGTAGAATAATATCCAAAGATAGAAATCTATCTCATGGGGATGCATTTAAAAATCATGCAGAAATTGCAGAGTTTTGGAATATATTTTTAGATAAAAAACTACAACCAATGGCTAGTATTACAGCTGAAGACGTAGCTTTAATGATGGTATTATTAAAAATATCAAGAAATACTCAAGGTAAGAAAAATAATTTAGATAACTTCATTGATATGTGTGGTTATGCAGCAATAGCAGGAGAAATTAATGACACAGGATCTTTTTAAGACAGACGAAGTAAAAGCAGAGTGGCTACATCCCACAGAGTTTCCATCAATGAAAGGAAGAGAGGTTGTAGCAATTGACTTAGAAACGTGTGACAGTCAACTGAAGACAATGGGCCCAGGTTGGGCACGTAGAGCAGGCATGGTTATTGGAATTGCTATATCCAGTGGTGATTTTACTGCTTACTACCCAATAGCACATGAAGGTGGGGGTAACATGGACCAAACAATTATCGTAGATTATATTAAAGAGATATGTGAAGACGAATCTATACAAAAGGTATTTCACAATGCACAGTATGATATTGGATGGTTAAGTACTCTTGGAATTGAAGTCAAAGGATACATACACGATACTATGATAGCTGCTGCTCTTCTTAATGAGAACAGATTTAGTTATGCATTAACTAGTATAGGGTTTGAGTATTTAAACGAAAGAAAAAATGAAACTTTACTTAAGGCTAAAGCAGCTGAGTTAGGTCTAGATCCTAAAGCTGATATGTATAAGATGCACGCTTCCTTTGTAGGCGAATACGCGGAAGCAGATGCTTTATTAACTTATAAATTACACGATAGATTTAAAACAGAATTACAAAGAGATTCTGTGGAAACTGTTTATGATTTAGAATGCAGATTGATTAGAGTTATCTTTAATATGACAAAGCGCGGTGTCAGAGTAGATATGGATAAAGCTTTTGGTCTTAAAAGAAAATTATTAAATAAAGAGAAACAGTATCTTAAAAGAATAAAAGATTTAGTAGGTAATGATGTACAGATATGGGCTGCACGTTCAGTGGCAAATGCTTTTGATAGTGTTAACCTAGAATATCCGACCACCGCCCTTGGAGCTCCGAGCTTTACTCAAACTTTTTTAGAAACACATAAACATGAACTTCCTCGCATGATAACTAAAGCAAGAGTTCTTAATAAATTACAAGGGACATTTATAGATGGCATTTCCAAGTATATACACAATGGACGATTACATGCTCATATAAATCAAATAAGAGGTGACAGCGGAGGAACAGTTACTGGAAGATTCTCTATGTATGCTCCTAACTTACAACAAATGCCAATTAGAAATGAATTTGGTTCTGAAATGCGTAAAATATTTCTTCCAGAAGAGGGAGAGTACTGGGCGTCTGCGGATTATTCTCAACAGGAACCTAGGATTCTTACTCATTTTGCAGTGCTAAATAAAAATGATGGTGCATTAGAAGTAAAAGAAGCTTTTGAAAAGGGACTAGATTTCCATAAACAAACAGCAGATATGGCAGGCATTAATCGTAAATTAGCTAAGACTATTGGTCTTGGTGTTATGTATGGCATGGGATATAAAAAGATGGCTGTTGATTTAGATATATCACCTATGGAAGCTAAGAAAATGCTTAAAGAATTCCGAGAAAAGGTACCTTTTATGCAAGGAATGTTAGAAGCTGTAATGAATCGTGCGAACGAAGTAGGAACAATTAGAACTTTCTTGGGTCGTAAATGTAGATTTGATTTTTGGGAGCCTTCTTATTTTAGCCCTGGTGTATATAATAAACCTATGTTATTAAAAGAAGCTAACGCAGAGTATGGAACTTCTTTAAAAAGAGCTGGTACTTACAAAGCATTAAACAGATTGATTCAAGGCACAGCTGCGGATCAAACAAAAAAAGCTATGGTTGATGTATATGAAAAATTAGGAGTTACGCCATTAATTCAAGTACATGATGAATTGAATTGTAGTGTAAAATCTGATAAAGAAGCAAAAGAAATAAAAAATATTATGGAAACATGCATAGAACTACAAGTGCCTTCAAACGTAGATTACAAGGTTAAAGATAATTGGGGAGATGCTAAGTAATGGTTACTAAAAAGAAGGTAGGATACAAAGAACAAGGAAAGAACCGTGCGTCTAATCAAAAATCTATTGGTGGTGTTAAACCAAATTTTGCAATTAATCCTGAGCAAATGGAATTTGAAAGGCGTAAACTTCTTGAAGAGATGTCTACTAAAATGTCTCCTAACAAAAAACAACTTAATGCAATGGCGGCAGTTGCGGCAACGAAAGAGCCGGAATACTTTGATGAAGAAGGAAACAAAAGAGAACCAACCATGCGCGTTCTATCACTCGGG